ACAGCCCATGTGTTTGTCTTCCAACCTGATCTGGTAAAGGTACATTGTGCACCACTCCCTCACCTATGAGGTGATCGATAGCCTCAGTCTTTCTCACTTGGTTACCTGCGACACCACCTTTAGCTGTCGATAGTCTCTCATAGTGGGAGCGAGACCGACCTGGTTCTTTTCTAATCAATCGAACCAATGCGTCACATAGCTCCTGTAGTTTCTCGTTTGCCTTACTTTGTTTTACTCTTTCTTTTGAGCTTTTGCGTTCACCATCTTTGAGAGGCCGAGCGTAAGCATGGGTAAAGTAGAGTATGTCATCGTAACCGAGTACATCTTTATGGTGTTCTGAATTAGATACCAGTGTGAACGTCAGTTCATTGTAATCTGTTGGGAACCGAACCTTGGTTGTCTGTAGGATACGATCCTCAGTAACGTCATCCTTGAACATAGTGTACACACCCTGAGCATCTCCGGTCCATGCACTAGCTCCCCGTGGCGATAACATATCTGATTGAGCAGAACCGGACCCTAAAGCCTTAGCTGTATGCGCTATAATTATAACAGCGCATTCTTGAAAATGTTCTTTCAACATTGCCATGACCTTACCCACTTCGCTGTTATCATTTTCAGACTCAATGTCGAACACTGAGTTTGCTGTATCGAACACAACCAATGGCAACGCATGATAGGTTCCACCGTCAGCCATCTCATTTGGATAGGTCCACTCTTTATATTCGTCTGCCACTTGTGCCACGATGTCAGCCTTGAGCCTACGAGCTGGAATAACCTTCACTGAATCAAAGTCTTCTTCTCGTGCTCCGGTGTTACCAAACGTGGCTACCGAGTAAATGATACGTTGGACCTGAACCACTGACTCGGTAATGATGATTACATTTCTCCGTATGGTTGGTATCAGTTCGTAGTCAACCGGATAAATATGGGCAACACTCAGGGCAAGTGGGATAGCAAGTGTCGTTTTACCTACACCCGGAGCACCTGCGAGGACGTTGATGCCCGTGCTCATAAAATCGTCCATGATATATTCGAACGATGTGACAGAGTGACTACCTGATCCCTGATCGTTTTTGAGAGATAACGGATGGACTTCATCAACAGACTTGGGAGTGATACCAACTCTGGAAACCCACCCGTTATCAATCGCACTACGAAAGATGGACTTGAACGTTATTGAATGTGGTTCATCCAACACATCCCATTTTCGGCGCGAAACTGTAGCATCAAACTTTGGAGACTTCGAAGACCAATCCATCCAGACTGAGTATCCGTTTTCCCCATATGGTTTGAGTGCCATTCCCACTTGTACCCAAGTGTTATATTCATCGCTAGAAATGTAAGTCAAGGCATCACGAAGATCGTCAAACGTTTGTGCCGTGGCTACTGGTACCCCAGACTTCTCAACCACCTCGTAAGCCTCTGTCTTGGCCCGTGTCCTATCGGTAATGAACTTTGGTAGCTCAGATGGCACCACTGGGTTAACCTTCGCTATGGGCGATTTATTATCGTGCCATCGATACGGACCTAACTCACCAAGACTTGGAGCAACTACGATGTAACCGTTGTGCTTCATGTCTAGACCGGAGCCTATGCTACTTGGATACGATGTGTTTTCCTCAGCCCTAAACAATCGGTGCTCCCCACCGGACTGAGTGACTGCAACACAATCGGAATATAAGACACCATGTTGGCTTTCTATTTTTGCAAGGGTTTCATCTCCACCGTTGCGTGGGTCTATATCAAGGGCCACCAACCCACTCTCAGCCAGGTTGATACCTATGCCAGCGTCAGCATCTGTACTCCACCAGTCACGAGCAATATCTGGGTTATTGGTTGCATCTAAGTGGCCACGAGGAGCTAACTTTGAATGTGGGTGCTTACCACCCTTATGACCTGGAGCATTTCCAGGTAATCCACACCTGCAAGATCCATCGTCGTTAACCCCCCAGACAGGCAACACACTCCAACCCAGCGAAATATATTGCAGGGCGTGGTCTAACGTGGTGGGTGCTTTTTCAACGACCTCAAAAATATGTTTCTTCGGTGGTCTACTCATCCCAAATCTCCTTCATAACATTCCACCATTTACTATTTTTAGAGCTACGTCTGAGTAAAACATAAGACGGCATTTTAACATCTTTGATCTGAAAAGAAGCCGACCTGATGTCTGGATGCAACATATGAGAATTTTGTAACGATAAATCGAGAATCATTTTTCGTCTATCAAAAAACTCTCGTGCTCTATTAAGGTTCCTTTTACTACTCATGCTAATAAACTGTGTGGCATCAATACGAGCACCGCTGTCCGTAGTGCAAATATATTTGACAGTAATGTACATATTGCTTCCCCTGACCCAACCGGAACAGTCATGGACTTTGGCTTTAATGATAGAGCTATTTGTGACACCCTTACCTGTTAGTGGGTCAATGATTTCCAATGTTTTGACACCAGGAAACACTCGCCGTTCTTGTATGACCCGTGGCTTCACCGGAGTCTCGGCTTGAACATCTTCATTTGATGTTTCGTTCTTGTAAGTGTCCATCATCTGAACACCACCCAGACGTTGGAAGTTGCCAACGTAATCAAGCACAAGACAATTATGCTTCCCTGGAGATAACCTCGTACCTCGGCCCATGATTTGCACCCATAGACTGCTTGACAGCGTAGGACGTAGGCAAATAATCGCATCCAAATGTGGCATATCAAATCCGGTAGTGAGCAAATCCACTGACACCAAAGCGTTGCACTTACCTGACCTGACACTCTCAAATATTTGATCACGTTGGCTTTTTTTGTGGTGACCATATACCTGACAGGTTTTCCGGTTGGTTAGCTCCCAAAGCAGTGATGCAAACCGTGTAGCTATTTGTACTGATGGACAATAGACAGCAATAAATTTCCGGTCATTAAAATGGTTGATAGATATAGCCACTGCCTTTAACCAATTGTCATACTCAGCCCGACCCATGATCCGGTTCAACTCTGTCTTATTGAAGTCTCCCTTATTTTTTGTAATGGGTATTTTTGCTTCATCAAGATCCAGTTGTAATTCACTGTGTAAACCGACCAAAGGTGCTAAGTAACCTTGTTCTACACCCTGTGCTACAGTAAAGCGAAAAGAGTCCCTATCAAACCATCCTTCATTAGCATTCCCGTTTTGAATGCTGTCATAAAAACTCCCACGACTATTGCTTTTATTATCACTATTTCCATTTGTTTTCTCCTGATCCTTTATTATAGTGCCTTCATCCATTCGCCACGGAGTAGCTGTAAAAGCCAACCGTTGGGCATTTGGATAGCATTTAAATATACGTTCATACTGTGACTTCCCAGATGCTGTAATTGGCACACGGTGGGCCTCATCGATAATCAAAATATCTGGTTGTGGTATTGAAAAATCATGTGAGGTATTTCGACAAACGTGGCTTTGAACAGTTTGAATTGTTCCAAACATCACAAGGTCAAAAAAATCCCATTGCCTCGGTGGTCTAATACTTGAACACACAACACCTGATCGACAATTGTGGCTAAAATTCTTTTCCCATGTGGCATAGTTTTGCTGAGTTAGAGTTACATTATGGGTTAAAATCCAAACTCTTTTTTTGTAAGTTAATGCAAGTTTAGAAGCCAAATCACAAATAACAATTGACTTGCCAGTGCCAGTTGCCATCGTGACGCATGGATTGAAACCTAGTTTCAGGTCTCCGATACAGGCTCGTGTCGCTTCAAGCTGATACTCTCGGAGCTTCATTTAGGCCACCCATCTCGGATAGAGGGTATTGGCTTCTCAAGTACAGGGTTCTTAAACTCTTCCCGAAGTTTTCGGGCAAGCTCTAATACTTGCCCTCTACTTTGTGTCGGTACCACTACCTCTACTCTAGTTAAGCCACTTGTCTTAGTCTTGGCACGGTAACTAGAATTGTAACCAGATTGCTTTTCCATTTAAAATTTCCTTTTTAATAATGCTTGGCTGTTCCAATTAAGTACTACGTTCTTACCCAACCGTTCTTCCAATGCATCTTGAAACTGGTTGCACGATTGTTTTTTACTGATAGACAAATAATCATTAAGTTCTTCAACAAGGCCGTAATCGCTCTTGATAAACTTTCTCAGCCCTTCACCAACTAAATAATCCATAATCTCGTGCCGTGGTATTTTGTAAGCCGAACAAAAGTCGTGGATAATTGGTAGCAGACTTGGACTGATTTGGTTGAAAACCTCAACCTGTACGGATACAGGTGAGGTTACTTTTGCTGACTTACTCATTATGCAACTCCCTTCAATGCCATAGTAAGTGAAGATGCATGGGCCTTGAGACACACCGTGGTAATATCTTTTTCAGTGGTGTGAGCCTTGAGAAATTGGCGTGAGACTTTTGCTTTGAGGGCTGAAATATCCACATTTTTACGGGTGTGTGTGCGAACCTGAACGGTGCAACCATGACCAGCAACATCAAAGTTTTTACCAAAAGTTTTGATTTGAGCGTGGATCTCTTTCTTACGAGCAGTAAGAGATACAAGTTTTGCTTCGATAGCTATAAGCTCTTGGACAGTTTGATAGTGGTTTATGAAAGTTTCCATTCGTTTTCTCCGTTTTAAGTTCTAAGTTATACAAGTGTTGTAGCATCTACTCCGGAGTGGGTCAACACTAAAAAAGGGCCGAAGCCCCTTTTTGTTAAAAGTTTTTTTTGAGTCTCAAAGACTGGTCCAGTTACCGTCTTCTTTATATTGAATGTCAACACATCCTGCGTTTGGCATTCCAAAGTCATCTAATGGTTCAAATCCATCGTAATCTCCAAAAATTCTACCGTAATAGTAGATGTTTTCATCATCATCTAACAATCTAAATTTAGCTTCGTTGGTGACTTGTGGTGGGGCCTTGTATGGACCTTGAATACCTCCTGCTACATCATCAATCACATCTTTGTCGATAATCCAGTAATAATTAGCCATTGTTTTTCTCCTTTAATATTCTTTTTTGCTACCTGATTTTTCGTTGGCACGATAGCCCTCGTAGTATTCATTCACCTCAAAGTTGGTCATATCAACTCGGAGCACTGTGGTACATTTCCCGTCTTTCCACACATTGTAGTGTGGGTTAAAAGGTCTGTGATAGTGGCTATCGGCACTGCCTCTATCGTAGGGTGTGCCGTAGCCTTTTGGATGGTTCCAAGTTATTTTTTTGAATGTCATAATCGTTCTCCGTTATTAAGTTATACACTCTTCTACCATTACTCCGGAGTAGAGTCAAACAAATTAACAACTTTTAATTTTGTTATTTGTTGATTGGACCCCAAACTCCGGACGGTTCGAATCACACCGTCTATGGTGTAATCACCGTTGATAAAATTTTTGACGGTCTGAATCAGGTTACCTTTATCCCCGATATTCAACTCTTGAACGGTGGAGTCGAGGTGCATCCCCAACTCCAATGCCTCAGCCCGTGCCTCGGCAACCGTGTCAAACCACTGGGTGTCATTCTTCATGTCAAACCCACTCCTCATTTTGTTTTCAATTACTCTATACATTCTCATGCCACCAACCTTGCTAAGTTTTTGTTGACTACTTCCCTTCGGAGAATCCGGTAAATCTTTTGCCAGTTGTTTCCGTGTGGTGTGTTGTCACCTTCGCGCAACCACCGTGTATGGGTGGAGTAGTTGTAATGAATAAGGTGTGCTACCTCATGGGCAACAGTAAGCATCAACGCATCTTCGGGTGTTTCAAAAGAACACTCTCCGATAATTGGATCGTTTTTGATGCGAGGATATTCATGGCAAAAAGTTTTGCCTTTACGGTACTTACTTACATCGATACACATATAATTTTGACCACCATATGAACTTTGGCCTCGGCATTTAATTTTGAGATACAATTTACGCCAGACTTCCGCAACAGTCAGTCTGTTAGAAGTTGGCCCTGTGATTTCCCATTTGGATTTCACGATTTCTTTGAGGCATTGTTTGGTGAGGCGTTTCACCAAGTCGCGCTCTGCGGGGGTTACATTTTTTGACTTGTAAACACTTGCCATGAGGCACTCCATTACAGTTATAAGTTATCGTTATTCTTATAGTATTACATCTTCCGGAGTAGGAGTCAAGTTTAAATATAACTCTTTGATTTTAAACACTTTTTTTGGACCTAAAAATAGGTGTTGACAACAAAGTAAAAGTGTTTCTATTTTTGCAGAGGGTTTTATCCCAATAACTGAGAACTAAAAATGAATAATATATATGCAACGATTTTTACAGCTTTGATGTTGGTGTTTGTTTACCTCACCATCAACTCATATTTTTTTGAGCAAGATCAGGACTTTCTTAATTGGGAGTTTAAACAGTACTGCCATATGGTCAGTCAGGGTGCATGGCCCGACTACAAAGATCAAGCAACGGAGTGTAATCAGTGAGCACTTGGATCTTTGATGTTGAGGTATACCCAAATTGCACATTATTTTGTAGCCAGTGTGTTGAGACAGATGAACGTCAATCGTTCTGGCATAGCGAATCAGGGTCAGCAACGAGACTTAGGACGTTTGTTGGAGACAAGCAAAAAACGTTTGTTGGATTTAACAGCAATCATTATGACAGTGTAATTGTCTCAGCTTGGTGCCAAGGTTTTGACACAAAATCTATTAAACATATTAGCGACACAATCATTGTGGAAGGTGTTTTATCATTTCAAGTTAAGAACGAATACAAATTAACTAATTTTCTGAACGACCATATTGATTTAATTGAGGTAGCACCAAGTTTTGTAGGCTTGAAAGCCTATGGGGCACGAATGAATATGCCCATGCTCCAAGACCTGCCCTATGACCCACACGAGGCTCTGTCAGTTGATCAACAAAATATTTTGGAGTCGTACTGCCAAAATGATATAGAAACAACTGCTGAGTTGTTTAAGAGGCTTGAATCAGAATTAGAGCTACGGCTAAAAATTTCTAAACAATATGGAATTGATCTGAGAAGTAGATCCGACAGTCAGATGGCTGAACAAGTTTTTAAAAAAAATCTAAATTTAAAATCACTTGATGTGCCGATTCCAAGCACGGTGAGCTACGATCCACCAGAATATTTAAAAATGGATCGTGCTGGTACTCAGGCAACACTTGACGATATTTCCAAAATGAAATTTTATGTCGATCCAAAATCAGGTCACATTAAAATGCCTGACAGTTTAGATAAGTTACAAATATATACCCGAACAGGAAGCTACAAGATCGGCATCGGGGGTTTACACTCGACCCATGACAAACGTGTCACTCACGTTGCAGGAGATGAATTAATTTATGAAATTGATGCTGCTAGCTTTTACCCTACAATAATTTTAAATGGTAACCTATCACCATCACACATTGGAAATAGATTTATTAATGATTATCGCCGTATTTATGATGAGCGATTAGAAGCCAAAAGCCAAGGCGATAAAGTCACTGCGGATACCTTAAAGATAAGTCTGAACGGAACTTTTGGAAAGTTAGCGAGTCGGCATAGTATGTTGTATGCCCCTGATTTAATGTTAGCAGTTACAATGACCGGACAATTTACGTTGTTGATGTTGATCGAATTATTAGAACGTGAAGGGGTCACTGTTCTGTCTGCAAACACAGACGGTATCGTAATTCGCGTTGCTAATTACAATGAACAAAGCGTTCGTTCGTGCGTGCAAGAGTTCGAAAAATTAAGTGGGTTTACTTTTGAGTATACATCATATGAAAAACTAGCAATCAAAGATGTAAACAACTATATTGCAATCAAAAAAAATGGCATCAAAGCTAAAGGCATTTACAGTCCAGTATCGCTTCGCAAAAACCCTACAGCTCCAGTGTGTGCATATGCAGTCGGGCAGTGGCTGGCTCATGGTACTAGTTTTGGTGACACAATAAGCAATGCTTCTTTCGATATGTTTATTACTGCCAGAAATGTAGCGGGTGGTGGCGTGCAAGGTGGTAAATATTTAGGCAAGGTTGTGCGTTGGTATCAATCAACGAAAACTACTGAGTCAATTTTATATGCAAAAAATAATAATAAAGTTCCAAAATCTGATGGGGCACAGGCCTGTATGCAAGTTGATGATTGGTCCGTCAAACCGGATGATTTGGATACTCAGTGGTATATTAATGAATGCATTAACATCGCACATAACGTTGGGGCAGAGCATTTTCTAGATGTTACGGAAATATTTTTGGCAAATTTTGGAGTCACTTATGACTAAAGTTTACATCGTACAAGCTCACAATAATAAAGATATGTCTGATGCTAGAAGGCATGGAGAACTTCATGTTTTGTATCCTAGTCATATTCATCGACCTTATGACACGGACCATCTGACAAATTTAGCTCATACGCAATTGAGAGATTTTTGCGAAGATGATTTTTTACTGTTACTGGGTGATCCTGCAATTTGTGGGATGGTTACCAAAGTTGCATCTGAGTATTCGGAGATTGTTAGGATGTTAAGTTGGAACCGAATAAAGCAAGAATATCACGAAGTAACATGGGATTTTGCAGATGCGGAATGACAACCGCTAATTTCATAGAGGAGAAAAAAATGTCACAGAAAAAGGCTGACTTTGAAAGTCAATTAAGAAGAGGTAAACAAAATAAACCGCCTCGGATTTGTATTTATGGAGATCATGGTATTGGAAAATCAACATTAGCGTCCCAATTTCCTGATCCGATATTTATTAGCACTGAGGATGGTCTTGATACATTAGACGTAGTTTCTTTTGACCGTGCGGAGTCTGCTAAAATGGTTGCTGAAAATATACAGACTTTGTTGTCAGGGGAGCACACTTTCAAGACTTGTGTAATTGACTCTGTAGATTGGTTGGTAGAGCCATTAATAGTAAAATCTGTCGAAGAAACTTATGACGCAAAAGAGTTGTCATACGGTAGGGATAAAGTCAAAGTCTGTGAGGAGTTTCGTGAGATCCTTCAGGGTCTAGACTATCTTAGGGAACATAAGGGAATGAATGTAGTATTGATAGCTCACAGTGCGGTCAATAAATTCGAAGATCCTCGGACTGAACCATTCGATAAATACGAACCAAAACTTCCTAAATATTGTAACTCATTGTTACAAGAGTGGGTTGATGCATTGTGCTTTGCAGCTTTTGACGTTGTAATCCGTAAAGCCGATACGGGATTTAATACTACAAAAAATCGTGGTGTATCCAGTGGAGATCGTTTTCTGCATTTTCAACCTAACCCAGCATTCGCCGCCAAAAATCGTTTTGATTGTCCTGAAAAGATCGAAATGAGTTTTAACAATTTATCTGAAGTCATTCCAGTATTTAGTTGAGGAGATTATTATGCCTAAATTCGGATTTAATCCAAGTGAGGTTGCACCACAAGAACCTATGAGTTTTGAACTGATGCCTAAAGGTGAATACACCTTGAGAGCAACAGATGCAGAAGAACGTCCAACAAGCTCAGGTGGAGAACTGATTGCTGTTACATTTGAAGTAGCAGATGATTCGTATCAAGGACGAAAAATTTGGTTTCAGTTCAATACTAAAAATGCATCAGAAACTGCCGAACGGATTGGTCATCAACAATTGGTTGCATGGGCTACAGCTTGTGGTAAACCAGACGCAGATGATACAGATGCGTTATTAGATAGGTCTTTTCAAGCTAATGTAGTTATTGAAAAAGGTACCAATGGCTATGCTGACAAGAACAAAATTGCTTCATTTTTGTTTTCTAAAGCAAAAGCCAAGGCTCCGGTTAAACGGTCTGAACCACCAAAGAATAATTCTAATGGTGGTAGCAAGTGGAACCTTGATTAAGAGTTAACCGCAATGATGCGGTTATGCCCTCAGAGCAACAGGTCTCGTAACAGCCTAGCTCTGGGGGTTTTTTAAAACAATTAGTTGGATTGAATAATGGTTGCTATACCACAGACAGTCGAAAAACAAATCATCAAAAATATTTATCAATCCTATCAGAAAAATCAAGCACTGTACTTTCACAGGCTTGGAGCGTCTAATATTGGGACCGAATGTGTCAGAAAAATATACTTTCAATGGCGAGTCTTTGCTAGGAAGCCCATAGATGGTCGTATAATGCGTCTATTTGCAACTGGGCACAACCAAGAGGATCGTATCATCAAAGACCTTCACAACGCTGGATTAGAGGTCTGGGCAGTGAATGAATATGGATCTCAGTTTGAGTTTCCTGATTCTACTGGTCACTTTGTCTGCCGTGCAGATGGTGTTGTCAAAAATGTTCCTCGTAGTTCAGAATCTCATTTGCTTGAAATAAAAACACATAACAAAAAAAGTTTTAGTGCGTTACAGCGACATGGGGTGAAAGAGTCTAAACCGGAACACTATGCACAAGTACAAATCAGTATGGCATTTGGTAATTTTAAACGTGGGTTATACGTTGCTGTCTGTAAAGACGATGAACAATTTTATGTAGAACGTATTCAACCAAGTATCAAAGATCAAAAGAGCCTTCAGAAACGCATTACATCGCTTGTAAACGCTCGTATGAGGCCAACAGGCATCAGTGATGATGGAAGTGCTTTCCAATGCAAATGGTGCGATATGCGGAGCGTATGCTTAAAATTAGAAAAACCATTATTTCACTGTAGAACTTGCCAAAATTCTATACCAAGTCATAATGGGGAATGGCGTTGCACGTTACATGATGTAACTTTAACCCCACAGAATCAACTGGTTGGTTGTGAGGATTATACAACATTATGACTATAACTTGCGGAATTGATCCAGGTTTAACTGGAGCCATTGGTATTTTAGAAAATGGGCAATTTCAATCCGTACATGATATGCCAGTAATGAATAAAGGTAACGGAAAAGTTAAATGGGAAGTTGACGTAACGGCTTTGGTAAGTTTGTTACGACAAAAAACCCGTAAGGATGGTGAACCTGAAGATTTTGTGTCGTGCGTTATTGAGAGAGTGCACGCTCACCCGCAACAAGGGGTTAGTTCAGTATTTAGCTTGGGTGACTCTTTCGGCAGTGCTCGTGCTTGCGTGGCAAGTGTCAGTAAGATCGAACTGCGGTATGTAACGCCCCAAGTATGGAAAAAATATTTTGGACTCACGGCAGATAAAGAACAGGCCAGAGCATTAGCCCTGACCATGTTTCCGGATGCTCCGATCAATCTAAAGAAACATTCAGATCGATCTGAGGCGTTGTTGATGTCTAGGTGGTTATGGGAGACTGAGTATCAATAGATTCTTTTGGATATGAATCTTTGCTTTGATACCGTAAAGCCTGTTTCAATTCTTTCTTTTCACGCTTATTACCCAAGAAATAAATGTATCGATGTTTCTGGGATCGATCTACAACTTCGTATTTTTCTGGATTAGCTATACGTTCTTCCAACGTGCTCTGCGATACAATAGTCTTTGAGTGTAGATTAGAGCCTCGCACAACCCACTCAGTTCTTTTGGCACTCATACCAGTGTAAACGAAGTTGAGAGCCTGATAGATCACCCCAGTGTGGTCCTGAGCCGTGTCAGCGTATGAAACAACTACTTTTGGTTTGGGCAATAGTTTTAAGGCACGGCTTACTAGGAAGGATGCTTCGTTTTTCAAATTGTCACGGAGTACAAGTCGATTAAGCTCAATGACATTTCCCTTGTGTTCAACGCCACAAACACCCTCACATAACGAAGGTGATGGTGGAGTGCCAAACGAAACAATCCCCACGAGTGGCCCAATGCGGAACAGATCGTGAGGATTGTCACCTTTTTTAAATAACCCGAATGCCCAACTTATTGAGGGTACTCGCCTTGCATAGTGAATATCCAATATGAAAGGCAAGCAATCCTGATAGTTGATAGGCTCTACGTTGTATTCATTCTCCATTTAAAGCCCAATCGTCATAATCTTTAATGTTTTGAGAATACTCTTCCATTTCTTGAACAGTCATCTGACATTCAAATGCTTCTTGAAGTAAAGATGGATTTTGGACTACTCTTTTGCGCCAAAACTTAATTTCATCGGAATAAATGCTTTCAGTTAAAATTTTATTAATGCCCATATCAATTTCTCCGTTTTAAGTTATTCTTATTTATAACTGTTTCCGGAGTAGATTGCAAGTGTTTAACTGGACAAAAATAAATTTCTTTCTGCCATGCGTCTACGGTGTAACCCACGGATAAATTTACCACTGGCATATGACCAACGAGGGAACTCATCTGGTGCGGTAGGATCACCCTTTATCACCTTCTTACGAAGTGTACTTGCTCGGAGCGAACCGGAGCCAAGATTATACGCGAAACTAACAAGACTATCGAATTGAGACTGTGTCAGCTTGCACGGCACGAGTCGAAGCACTGCACGCTCGTATGACACTAATTGTTTCCTAAGCAGGGTTTCTGCCTCATCTCTGGACATCTCAGGGGTATGTTGTGTCACCCTACTGCCATCGGCTAGTCGCGTGCTACCCCAACCTATGGTCCAGACCTTGGCAGAACATTGATAAGGTTTTGACCTGAATCCTTCAAATGCCTTTAGTAGATCAATGCCCTTGTCAGATGTTTTAGTTACTTTCTGGACATCCATGCTTGCATACCAAAAAATGCTCCGATGATGCCTGCCAGCGCAACAAACAGCGTTGATAGAAGGCCAGATAAAGCCGTGATTCTAGTATCTGGTATCAG